GCATACCAAAGCGAATTAGTTTGACCTTATCGCCTACTTTGGCTAAGACAACATGTGATTTTGTTGGATGTGAAGGAGTTCTCTTTGGTTTATTAGTCGCAGTCAATCCATATTTTTTTAATTTACGTCTAGTTTTTTCTCTTTTAGTTAAAGTCATTTTCCTTTCTTTCTCATTGCTAATCTATGCGCCTCTGTAAATGACATTCCTTCTCTCATCTTACGTTTCATATACTCCATATGGGCCTTTGTATGACCATGCGTTTGCTGATGTTTTTTAAGAGTGTTTTTTTGTTTTGTAGTTAGTCTCATTTTTTCTTTTTCCTCTTGCTCATTAAATCAGCATCAGCTTCCCTAGCTCCACCATCGCCAGTTATAAAACTATTTACTCTGCCCATAGCCCACGCACCCATAGCGACATTTCTTGATCCACCAGACAAGTATGCCCCCTGACCTCTTCTATAAACAGCTTTCAGCTGTCTCAAAGTGAATCTTGATTTTTTGGCTTTGGCTTTAAGGGTTTTTACAGTAGTGGCACTTAAAGGTCTAGCGGGAGGAGCTTTTTTTGCGCTTTTTCTTTTTCTTGGAGCCATCTTGATTAGTTCGTGATTTTGATACAGCCTTAATATCTATAAACTCCCCTCTCTTATATGCTGCGGATGTTCGTTTAATCTCCGCTGCTTTTGCACTTTTGTTTTTAGCACCACTAAGGTATTTCTTAGCAACACCAGTTTTCTTATCCTTTGCTACTTTTCTAAACTTTCTTTTTTTCACTTCTTTTTAACTTTTTTTAGTTTTACTTTTTTGGTTTTTTTGGGAGTTCCGTACATAATTTGACCCTCGTGAGATATGTAACTGATCCTATATTACTTCCTTTTGCGTTTTTTAGCACTTGATAATGCTATTGCTTGTGCTTGTTTTAAAGTTTTACCTTCTTTTATTAACAGCTTAATATTTGCACTAATGGCTTTTTGTGACTTTCCTTTTTTTAGTGGCATCAACTCATCAAAAACTTTTGTACAAGCTTTCTTTCTTCTTTTGTTGTAGCGTCAAGAATAACACCTTCTCCAAGTTTTATAAGCATTTTCTTTTCATATCCTGAGCTTTTTTTAATTGCTTCTGCAAGCTTCTCAGGAACGGTCTTATCTTCTGGGAATCTTTGAGTTAAAGCTAGAGCATCATCTAAGTTCATAAAAGTTTTAAAGCATTGTCCAAAGTTTCCTCCACCCAAGTATAAAGTCGAGGAGCTATGTCTTGTAACCCATCAGGATCAAGAACATAACAAGTAAATGATTCAGCAAATAGTTCTCTTGGGTTTTTTCTGGAATATCCAGTGACATATTTCATGCCACCAAGTTTCCTGTATTTACTTCCAAGAACATCTGCTCCACTTCCTTTGAAATGAACCTGATGTCCTATTTCGTGAATCATAGTCGTTATCCATTCTAGATCCTCTCCTACATTTTCGCCAGTAACGAAAAACTCTCTCTTTGGTGTAGGTGCTGAATAATCTCCCTTTTTCCAATAATCTGCATAGGCTTTATTCTGTTTAAGTAATTCATTTGTTTTTTTATTTATTTTTATTGCGTTTGCTTTTGTAATTTTTGATGAGCCTGTTCTTACTTGTGTTTGAACATTTGTAGTCAATATTGAAGTATATCCATCATTACCACCCCCTGCTGGTCTAAAGTATGCCTCAAAAGTGTCCCTAAAATTCTTATTAGCAAGACTTTTTGCTTTTAAAACTTTTGTCTCCACTTTCATTCTTGCGTTCATTAACAAACCTTGATATTTTGTTGTAAATTTATCAATAAACTTTTCAGTAGTATTTAATGAAGCATCAAAAGCAGCTTTATTTTGTGTGACAATTCTTTCAAATAATTTATTTGTGTTTAATGTATCACCTCGCAAATTCAAGCTATTTAACAAACGTGATTTATCCATAAATTTCCTTAACTTTTTAGTATTAGCTTTTACTTTTCCTCCAACAGCTTCTAAACCATCTAAGCTGTCATCAACAAATTGCTGGACTGTTGTTCCATAACTATCCTGTAAATATTTCTCTAAAGTTTCTGATGCGACTGCTGTAGAACCTTTAATAGTCTTTGGTCTTGGTGTTGGCTTTGGTATAGGTGTTGGCTTTGGCTTTGGCTTTGCTTTAATAGCAGATGGTTTTCCATAAAGTGTTCTTAGCCTGTCTAATGAAAGTTGTGAACCATCTTCTCTAATTATTTTTCTTAG